CCTGCTGAAGTGCTAGTTGCGGCGGCAGAAGAATCTGCCATTGTACTACCATAACGTACACGCAATGTATGAATTTGACTAACTGGTCCTTGCATTGGTTGTACACCAACAAGTTCGTTAGCAATAACAGTAGGCATTACTCGTCTAATGACTGGTAAAATTACACGGTTTAACGATGCAATATTACCTGCGCCAGTAGCACCAACTGATGCGGCCTCTGCTAAGTAACTCTTGGTATTCTCCAATATTACACTCATTGATGAGCGTTTTGTTCCTTGTAAGCCTTCAAGTAGGGCATCTTTTGTCTCGCTCCAACGGCTTTCTAATAGTTCTTGTGACATTTATTTTCTCCTAAATCACTTAATTAAGACCAGCTAAACGTCTAAGGTCAATGACATTATCAGTTCTTTTGGTCTCTTTTTCTTTATTACCAGTTACAATCTTACTCTCAGTTAATGCTTGTTTTGCAACAGGCTTTTTAACTTCTTTATTAGCAAGAACGGCTGGTAAGTACTTCTCAAAAGCGCCTTGTAAACGAGATGTTTGTACGCTTTCTAATAAATTATGCATAATTTCTGTTTTGTCTTCATTTAGAGGACCTAACAGTTCATCCATAATCTTAGCACGATGATTACTTTCGGTAATCATACGTACTTCCTTATTTTTACTTTCAACTAGTACTTTTGCTTTACTAATTGTGTTTTTAGCTTCATTTAACTTCTTATCTTTAACTGCTACAAGATTATTTAATCTATGAACTTCTTTGCTTTCGTTTAGGTGTGTACCTAAAAATTCAGCGGCGAATGCTTCATAAATTTTACGTCCAAAGTTATTCTCACGAGCAACTTTGACATCTTCATGTAATTGCGATAATTCGTTATGTAGACTTTTAGTAACAGCATTTTTAACTTTAGCAGATGATTCTGTAATAAAGTTTTCTTTAAGAGCATTGAGTTTTTCTTTAGCTTCTGCAATAAGACGCACTTTAGACTCAACTAAATCACGCTTATCTTCGGTGAACTCAACAATCTCTTTGGATAATGCTTTGCTAACAAAAGATTCCAATTTACTAAATCCTTCTGTTTGCATTGTACGGTCTTTACGTAATTCTTTAATTTCCTCTGCCAACTTAGTAACCATAAATTCATTAAATTTTCTTGAATTTTCAGTCATTTTAGCTTGGAATTTGACGCGATCTTCAGCTAAAGATTTTTTATCTTCGGCTATTTCCGCGACTTCATTAGAAAGTCCATCTGTTACCATTTTGTCTAATGCTTCAACCATAGTTTCCTTGTCATGATCGTACTTAATAGCGAACTCCTCGCGCAATTCAGTTTTAATCTCTTCGCGGGTTTCGATTACTTTTTTATCCCACGCTTCCTGAATAGCTAAACGAGTATCTTCGTTTACTAAATCACTCTCAAGTAAGGGTTTTAATGCATCTAACATTTTCTATTCTCCTTAAATTTTAAGATCCTTAATTAAAGACACTAGGCCTTTTTTTAAGTACCTTTGCGCTGTTAAACTTCCTCTTGCATCTGCGGCCACTTCTAACATTTTATGGCCATGCTCCATGTTTAACAACCCTTCATATATTACAGTGGGATAAGCTCCTGGAGCACTTGGCTGGGCAACTACATCCACAGTAACAATTTCAAAATCAGATACATGTCCATTAGATTCGTTAACATTACCACTTCCTCTACTAGACACGCCTAACTTCACACCTGCTCCTAACATAGTCTCTACTAACTGACCCATAGGAGTAGGCAAAATCTTCAATTTACCAAACCCGTTTGGTCCATCCATCCACATCTCTGTGATCATATGACTTACACGGTCTAAATTTACTTTTAAATCATCTGGATGGTCTAATTCACCTAACACGGAATAACCACCTGTAATTTGTTCGTTAATATTTTTTACTGCACTACCAATCTCATTGACTGGATAAACACGTTGGTTTGCGTTTTTTACATCCCCTTGAATACATAAACCTCTCATGAAAAGTGATTTTTTATCACCTTCTCCAGATCTCTCTAATATAATGTTAGCCGCATCAAACGATAAATTTTCTCTTAATAAAGTCATTATTCGTCTTCTCCTTTCTTCTGCCAAAGCCGAGGATCCTTTTTAGGTTCGCTATCATTAGAATCATCACTAGAATCATCAGTGTCTGTTGTGCTATCAGGAGAACTAGTCGAACTAGAATCATATGCCTTAGCTTTTGGAGATGCCACAGGACTATCCGAATCCGTTGCAGATCCACTACTATCGCTTAGTCCTGTGCCATCTTCGGTGGCTGGGCTAACAGTAACATCTTTGTTTACTTCTGCATAAGGATTACTGCTATTCTCTGTAGGATCCGGTCCATTAAATGGATCATCTTCTGCTGTATTGGAGCTAGAATCTTGATTGGTTGGCTTTTCCTTGGTGAATCCGTTAGTACTTGGAATGTTTCCACTATAATTGTTATAAGTAGAATCTGTATTAACATCACTTTCTTCGTCAGTTATAGGAGCATCTACACGTTTAAGCTCGACCTCCTCCTCTTTTAAATATTTTGCAAAGATACTCTCTTTTTTCTCAGCAACAATTGTATGAAGCAACGATTCTGCTTTTTCATGTTCTTCGTTAATAACGAATTCGATTAATTCTTTGAACTTATTCATACGCTGTACCTAAAATACCTTACGAAGTTAGACTCTTTTTATTTGTTCCCGAATCCTCACCTTTCTCTTTGGACTTCTTTACAGATTTTGGATTTGGCTTAGTAGTTGAGTTCATACTCTTAGCAGTTGGTGCTTTGCGACCTTTGTCTTCTGCACTACTAGCCATTACTGGTGTAGCATTAACATTTTTTTTAGCTTTTGCTCCACCGTTATCAGCATTTACGCCTTTTCTATTAACACCACCTTCTTCTGATGTTACTGGCTTTGGAGCTGGTTTTAAGTCAACGTTGTCATACATTGCTTTTTTGCTATATTTACTTTCCATTTCAGGCTCTTCTTCAACGTCCATGTCCATGTCCATGTCCATGTCCATGTCCATTTCATTGCCAATGTCTGCATCCATGTCAAGATCAGCATCTGCTTCACTATCCATTTCATCGCCCATTAGTTCATCAAACTCAGTCATTAGCTCATCTAACTTATCTTCTAAATCAACCACGCGATCCTCGAGATCTTCTTCGCTGTCGCTGTCCATGTCCATGTCCATTTCATTGTCTATGTCCATTTCATTGTCTATGTCCATTGGCTCTTCTTCGTAGTCCATGTCGTCGTCCAGTTCCATGTCTAGCTCGTCTCCGTTCATTCCATGTTCATCAGCTTCAACATCACCTAGGATCTCTTTTGGATCACGGTTGAATTGTTCATCCTCGATCTCTTCGTCCATTAGGTCTTCATAAATGTTACGACTCTTTTCGATTACAATCTCATGAAAGAGATCCTCGGCCTTTTGATCTTCGTCGTTGATCACATATTCAATTAACTTTTCAAACTTATCCATTTTATTTCCTCGTAATTTGTGTTATATAAGAACACCGCAGAAGGCATTCTAATATTCGCTGTATTATAATTACTATTTACAACAACTTACAAAAAATGATAGTAAATGCACTAAAAACAGTCAAAAACTGACTATTTCGGGTAGATTTTTCGAGAATTTACTAAAATGCCGGAAGACCGGGCTCTTCGGTTGGTGCTGAATACTGTAACTGGATGTCACTTAATTTTTCTTTATGTTCGTAGTTTCTGATGTCATTCATCTGTCTTAGTTTATTAATTTGCTTTAAGGTAAGACGGGTTTTACGCAAATCATCTTTAGTGATTTGACTATTATCTGCTTCAAGATCCTGATAGCCTGGGATAGCTGGATCATATAATTCCATTAAGTTCATACTAATATTTATGCCGTTTACACCGTTCCTGGTGCTCCTGGTGCTGGGCTAACTGGTTTAGGCAATGGACCCATTTCGCCTTCTTCACCGCCCATTTCTTCCATTCCAGCAAACTCATCGCTCATTGCAATATCACCTTCCATGTCACCTGGCATTATACCAACTCCACGAAGATCACCGCCTGCAGGTGAAATTTTCTCTTCAGCTGCATTCTCCTCTTTCCAGAGCTTCTCGTTTTCTTGCATCTCTTCTTCTGATAGACCAAGATAACGTTGTAACAGAAAACGCTTACTTAAATACGGGAATGCTTCTAACCCTGTAAATGAGCTGATTCTAGTTGCATCCAATTCACTCTCTCTATAACTAGCGAAGTTCTGCGGAGGATTAAATTGTAAATCAAACAACCCAGCATCAATATTGAATCCACGGAACGCTAAAAACATCTTGAATTCTTTATTTAACGCTGGTATAATTGTATTTTGTAATCTTTTAC